TAAGGGCATCCCGGCCAGCGAGCCCGAGCGGTTCCGCGGGCCGCAGTTCCACGGCGCGTGGCTCGACGAGCTGGCCGCGTGGGAGTACCTCGACGACGCGTGGGATCAAATTCAGTTTGGCGTAAGGTTGGGTAAACGCACGACCATCATCGCCTCGACCACGCCGCGCCCCAAGGACTTGATCATCTCGCTGGCCGACCGCGACGGCGAGGACGTGTACCTGACCACGGCCAGCACCTACGCCAACCTTGACAACCTCGCGCCAAGCTTTCGCGACCAGATTCTGCAGTACGAGGGCACGCGTCTGGGCGACCAAGAGATTCACGCCTCGATCCTTTCGAGCGAGGACACCGGCATTGTCAAGCGCTCGTGGTTCAAGCTCTGGGGTGCCGAGAAGCCCCTGCCGCAGTTTGAGTATGTGGTTCAAAGCTACGATTGCGCGACCAGCACCCGCACGGCCGCAGACCCCACCGCGTGCGTGGTGCTTGGCGTGTTCAAGCCCAGCGAGGACAAGGGCATGAGCGTCATGCTGATCGACTGCTGGAGCGAGCGCATCCAGTACCCCGAGCTGCGCCCCAAGGTGATCAGCGAGAGCGAGGAGATTTACGGCGACGAGAACGAGTTCGGCAACGGCAAGAAAGTCGACCTGATCCTGATCGAGGACAAGTCGGCCGGCATCGTGCTGCTGCAGGACTTACAACGTGCCGGGCTGCCGGTGCGCAGCTACAACCCGGGCAACGCCGACAAGACCATGCGGCTAAACATCGTGAGCCCGTTGATCGCGCGCGGCCGCGTGTACCTGCCCGAGTCGACGGTCAACCCGGGCTGCGCGCGCGACTGGTGCGACGCATTCCTCAGTCAGGTCTGCAGCTTCCCCGACAGCAAGCACGATGACTACGTCGACGCGCTCAGTCAGGCGCTCAGGGTGCTGCGCGATATGGGCTTCGTAAACATTGACCCGGTTGCAGACCCTGACCTATACTACGCCGACGACCGCCCCAAGCGCGACAACCCCTACGCAGCGTGAGCGACTATGCCTAGATTCCTGACCGATAAAGAAATCGCCTATATCCACGCTGCCGAGCTTGCGCGCAAACCGGTGCCCATGAGCGAGGCGCTTGGCAACCAGCAGGGCAAGACGCTCAAGCTGCTGCAGTACGACCGCATGCGCACCGACCCGTTCGATCCAAGCCAGCGCGGCGGCCCGTGGTTCTCGTGGCTGCAGAAGGTGCACCCCGAGTACGAGAACGTGGGGGCGGCCTTCACCAACGCAGGCGGCGCACGCGCCAAGGCCAAACGCTCGGGCGAGGACGTGGTCTGGGCTCCGTTCCTAGGCGCACGCGAGCAGCACAAGAGCAACACCCCCATGTTCAACAAGTTCATGGATCAATTCGATGAACAGCTTGCACAGGGCAACATTAGTGACGAGCTGTTAGCTGCGATCAACAATCGTATCGGCAATATGCCTAAGCCCAAGGGCAAGAAGGTGCGCCCGTTCCCTGAAGAGCACGAGTACAACATCACCGACCCGTGGTTTCGCGAGCTGGTCGATACTTACGACCGGCGCGGGGCGATCGCTGAGATGCTTAAGGGTCAAGGCGTGGGCGGTAAGACCAAAGGGCGTTCGGTCGACGTCGAGGGCTTACTTGCCCAGCACCTTGAGCCCTCAGCGGCCGACGTGCCTAACTGGTCGATTGGCGACAGGTTAGTTAAGCTTGACAAGAAGATCGGCTACCGCCCAGACCTGCACCAAGCATACCCTTGGGTGAATTATGGCGAGGACTTGGGCGTGAAGTACAAGCATGCACCGGCCGAGATCGCGCTGCGAGACTTCAACCAAAATATCCGCGATACCCTTGACCGCGATCCAATGCAGATTGACTGGCGCACCAAAAACCCTACGCAGTTCATTGACGAAGATTACTTGAAGTACTTGCAAATGCATGGCTACAAGGCGGGCGGCATGGTCGACTCGTTGCCTGAAGAGGCGATCAGCAACACTGTTCGCGATCCCGGAGCTGCCAAGATGCTGAACATGGACTTGGCCAAGTTGGCGTTATTGCGTCAGCAACCTAAGCGCATGGCAAAAGGCGGCCGTGCTGAGGTGCGCGAGATTGGCATCGATCCCAACCACAAGAAGGTGACCGAGCGCAATCCCGAGCTCACGTTGGCTGCGCAATTGGTAGCTGCTGGCAAAATGCCACGCGAAGAGTACTGGCGCTTAGCTGACAAGCTTAAGCCCGTAAAGCCTTACGACTTCGTGCCCAAGCCCGCGAGCGCCGAACGAGTCACCAGCGCGCTTAAAGAACCCCAGCGCGAGCGCTACGGTACCGGGTCAATCCCGGAAGGTCGCAAGGTCGGCTTGCGCTTAGACATCCCGGCGTACAGCAATCACGGTGTGTGGGTGAACTCCGTGCACGACGAAGAAGACAAGGGTAAGGCGTACTACGAGCCTGTGTCGCACATCACTGACGCGGTGTTTGATCGTTTTGAAAACAAAGCCCTGAATGTGGCTTCTGGTACGGCCAAAGCTCCGTTTGCGCGTATCACCGGTAATTGGAAACCTATCCATCAAGATGAGGCCGTTGAGCGCGCGCAGGAGTACTTGGCGCACCCCGAGTGGCGTCAGGTGGGCATGGATCCGACCCGGCGCGGGCACTTCTACGACCGCGAATCAATGCAGCCAATCCATAGCGCCGCTGAGGTAATTCAAATCGGCCCGCTTGTGCTTGCAAAAAACCCCATCTATGGCAAGCAAGAAGAGTACAGCTACGCCAAAGGGGGCAAGATTAAATGAACGAGTTTGACGACGAAGCGCCCCCATCGGGGTATCACTACGTCTACTCAGGCATGCCCGGCGGGGGCGGTGTTCGCTACATAGAGCCCGATACGTCCACACCCCCAGCAGATGTACTTAACCGGCCGATCGCCCCACATCGCCCTGTTGCAGGCGAGGTGCCGTCAGTTGATCAGATGCGCTTTGAATTAGCCCAGCAAAAGCCACCATCACCCGTGCCCCCGCTGCCAGAGTACTTGGCCAACATGCCGCGCGAGATTCGCGATCAGTTTATGGCGTTAGGCGAAACGGGCATGGGGGTTCTTGGTGGCATGGTGTCGCCTGTTGTAGCGGCAGCCACCGGTGTGGGCAAGAACATATACGACTACTTTACCAACGGGCAAATCAATCCTCAGGCCAGCAATGCAGCGGCCAACCGGGCTGCGGAATTAACTTCGTACCAGCCTGTGATGCCAAGCGCGCAACACGCATTGCAAGTTATGGGCGAAGCACCTGCCGACATCATGGGCACAGGGCAAGGTCTGCCCCCGATCGTGTCGGGCATCAACCCACGTGCCGTGCAGATGCCCCAAGGCGCGCTGGGTGCGCTGGGTGCCGGCGTTAAGCGCGACGTTGGTCAGTTCAGTAACGACGTGTACAACGCTCAGCGCGGCATCACACCGGGTTACCCAACAATGGGTACTGAGTTCCAGCGCGCGTTTGTTGAGCCCCGGCCAACGATCAGCGACATGCTGACAGGCCTCGAACCATCCAATATACCGAGCACGGCCTCAGCCGCGGTCAAACCTAACATTAAGGGCACGTGGCTGTACGACTACACAGAGGGTAAACCCCTTGCTAGTGATGGCTCAATCCTTGGCACGGTGCTCGAGCGTGCATCTAAGAAGTTTGACATTGACGAGTGGCAAAGATACGCAGGTGACGTGCTGCCAAGCTGGGGTAAAGAGCTGTATACGCAGCGAATAAATGCTGCCGAACAAGCGTTTATAAATGCAGATACGCCTGTGACTGAGCGTAACAAAATACGCATGCACGCAATAAATCAATTTATTGACGAATACAACCCATTGGCTGTCGCGCAGGGCGAACCACCGTTATTACCAATCGGGCCTCAGGTTGACAGAATCGAGGCTTACAACGAGTGGTTGCGCAAGCCGCACCTGTCGTATATCCAGAAACAGATGGGTACGGGCTTAGCGACCGATCCCGTGGTCAAGGCCGCCGAGGCCAAAACACCGTTGGTCGCCGAGGGCACCGACGTGCTGCGGCTCGGTGGATCACAAGGCCTTGAGAACCGTAATACGGCGCTGCAGCTGCGCAACGCTATCCCCGGCATGGCTGAGAAGTACCCCGACGTGGGCAACCTTACCGCGACGACCGATATGGGCAAAGCGATAGAAGGTTTGATTGACCGCGAGATATCCATGGTGCGTAAGGGCGACATCGACGTCGCTCAGGAACCAAACTACGCCGGGATACCTGAGCAGGTTAGCCCTGACACACCGATCTATGACCTAAGCAGCTACAACCAAAGCAAGTTGTCGGGCCTGCCGGAAATTCAAAAATACGTATGGGAGAATCTCGAAAGCGGCAAGTTCGATCCTAAGAAACTCGGCAACGTGTCAGTTGAACAAGTCGCCAAGCTGATGGCTGAGGATATTAAGAAAACTCAACGCGCAGCGGCTAACAACGCCAAAATGTATGACAGCTGGCGCTACAAGCGGCACCAAGAGCTACCAAGCGTGACCGAGTACGACGATGGCTCAAAGATGGTGCGTTTTGACCAAGAACGTGTTTTAGACGATCCGCATGCGTTTATCCGTGATGTATCGGTTGATACCAAAGATTTAAATCACTGCATTTCAAAGTGTGGGCATAACGTAACAGGTGCCGAGCCAGAGTACGCGGGTAAGTATTTGCCAAGCGTAGAACCACACACGGGATTGCGGCCTAAGGGCGCGCCCAAGCCACCAGAGGGTCAGGAATACCACCAGACAGAGTACACCGAGGGTATTTTAAACGGCTCGCAAATTCACTACACCCTGCGTGGCCCGAACGGCCAAGCGCAGGCGACGATCGGCACGTACCCTAAAAACAAATCTTGGGATACGATTAAAGTTAAAGAGATCATGGGTTACGATGATAGTTACATCAAACCCGAGTTTGTGCCTCATGTTGTTAAATGGCTTAATGAAAATGCCGACCGTATCGTAGACATTAGTCGCCAAAATGGGTTAAATAATCTCAGGGGAGTTTTTGATGCGCGAAACGACACGGTCGTCGACATTATGGGCATCAGTCCTCTTTGGGAGTCAAACCCTGTTAGAGCTGCGGTAAACAAGATTAGAAACGACCCAGACGCTCCGCGGTTCATGACTCCGCCAATGTTTGCTGAGTATGCGCGCACAAACGGTATCAACTTGTTAGAAGCACCGCACTTACCTGTAAACGAAAAAGATGCCCTCAAGGTGCTAGAGGATTACCGTGACCGTTACATCGGCGCGCTTGCAGACAAGAATGAATTTGCAACGCCTGAAGAGCTGCAAACACGGATTGATCAGACTACAAAGGCCATTGAACAGATTAAAACCAACTTGGCTAACCGCATTGCAAGTAACGCACAAACGGTTCAGCATGCCTTGTTGCCAGTTGTGCACGGGCTTGAGAAGTTTGACCCCTTGTCTGTGCCACGCACATTAAGAACGGTGGCCTACGATCTGTTAGGTAACACTGATCCAGAAGCACGTTTACCCGCCGATGTGCACGCACGCGCAATACAAGAACTTGTTACCGCAGGTGAAAAAGCAGGCGAGCAACGATTTCTTCAGAACAAGCTTGATAGCATCGAGTTAGATTCTGAATACAAAGATTTGACCCCCGAGCAACGAACTAACCTTAAAAATATTTACAAAGACTTTTCAAAAACAATCAAGATCAACTCAGAATTTACAGCGGCGCACATACCATTACCCGAGTTGCCCGGTCACAACGTGCGTGAAGAGATGCGCACGTTTACCGAACTGGCAGGTAAGAACAACGATCTAATTGAACGCTTATCAACCAACCCAAATAGGCAAGAGTTAGATCAAGTTCAAGCGAATTTAAAAGCGCGCGATGAAATACTAGCGCCGTATGTTGAACAAGAGTTTAATAAATGGCTTGCTGAAGGACCGACCGCGTATTGGCAGGACACGCCAATACCAAAACCGTTAGAGCCGTTTTTTTTAAGATTGACCGGTGAGGCGACAGGTTCTAAAATCCCACCCGACTTGCATAGGTCGTTGGTTAAGATGTTGATTAGTCCAGACCTTACTCCTGAAAAACTAAAACAACTTGTTAGCAATCGGATACAAGATTCAATACCCGAGTTTGAAAACGCGTCGTTTATTGATAAAGTCAATGCTCAAGCCATTGCTAAAGAGTACGGTAAACAACGTTTTGCCCTGAGTAACAAACTTGAAAACATCGAACATCATATTAAACAAAACGAAGAGCTTTCGTCTACATTAGGGGTTAATGTTAACCAAGGACGAACCCAACCCATTGCGATAAACTGGGGTGTTGCAAACGAATTGCGCGACGCGTTTGTAAATTGGAATGAGGTTGGCACTGCAGCTTATGAGGCATCGCCGTTTACATTTTCATCGCCAGAAATAGCTCGCCTTGCCGACATACTTATTGGCGAAAGAAATAGCCCGCAAGGGCACTTACCTGAAGCCGCTCACTGGGACATTGTTCGCACGTTAGCCGACCCGAGTACTACACACCAAGAAGTACGTGAGTTGCGAGCCAAATACGGACCTGCAAACCAGACACTTAGAAACCCACAAAAGCTTAACGCCTTACACATCATTAACCAGTTTATGGATATGCAGGGCATACCAGTTCGGGTTAATGCAGAACATCCGTCTTACGGGTTTGCTAAAGGCGGCCATGTGTCGCTTGATAACATGCGTTATGAATTACTACAAAGGCACTAATAATGGCAACTGAATATCCGATTCCTCAAGAATTTAATCGCTTTGTGCCATCACAGGCGCAGGGTGATGATGAGTTTGCCGACACCGCAGAAGTCGATCTGTTTGATCAGGCTGAGGTCGAAGAGCAAGAAGACGGCTCAGCCATCGTGCGCTTAGAAGACGATGATCTGCTTGGACCCGAAGACTCGCCTGACTTCTACGAGAACCTCGCCGACGTTATTGACTCCTACGACCTGTCGGGCATTGCGCTCAAGTACCTTGAGCTCGTTGATAAAGACAAGTCAGCGCGTGAGGGGCGAGATAAGCAGTACGAAGAGGGCTTGCGCAGGACAGGGCTTGGGCAAGACGCCCCCGGCGGTGCCTCGTTCATGGGTGCCTCAAAGGTCGTGCATCCGATCATGGCTGAGGGCTGTGTGGACTTTGCTGCTCGTGCGATCAAAGAGCTCTTCCCGCCTGATGGTCCTGTTCGCTCAAAGATTCTAGGCGAAGTAACTGAGCAGAAGACTGCGATTGCTGAGCGCAAGCGCGATTACATGAATTATCAGTTGACTGAGAAGATTGAAGAGTACCGCGACGAGGAGGAGCAGCTCTTAACCCAGTTGCCCTTGGGTGGCTCGCAGTACATGAAGATTTGGTACGACGAATCTAAGAAGCGCCCCTGCGCTGAGTTCCTGCCGATTGATAACGTGTACCTGCCCTTTGCTGCTGCGAACTTCTACACCGCAAGTCGTGTGACTGAGGTCAACGACATCACGCAAGAGGACTTTGAGGCTCGCGTGTCATCGGGGCTTTACGTTGACTTGGACATCTATCGCGCATCGCAAGAGCCCGAAGAGTCAAAGCCTGAGAAAGCGAACAACAAGATCGAGGGTCGCAAGTCAGAGCAAGAGAACATTGACGGCATTCGTCGCGTGTTTCATATCTACACTTGGATGGAGCTTGAAGACGACAAGAAGTCTAAGGGCGAGCGTGCGCCTTACATCTTAATGATTGACGAGCTGTCATCTGAAGTTGTGGGCCTGTATCGCAATTGGGAAGACGGCGACAAACTCATGTCAAAGCTCGACTGGATCGTTGAGTTCAAATTCATTCCTTGGCGAGGTGCGTATGCTGTCGGTTTGCCTCATCTTATTGGCGGCTTATCTGCCGCTCTTACTGGTGCTCTGCGTGCTTTGCTTGACTCTGCGCACATTAACAACGCCCCCACGATGCTCAAGCTCAAGGGCGGAAAAGTCTCAGGGCAGTCTATCGTCGTTGAGCCGACTCAGGTTACGGAGATTGAAGGCGCGCCGGGCGTTGACGACGTAAGAAAGATCGCAATGCCGATGCCGTTCAATCAACCAAGCGCCGTGCTGTTTCAACTGCTTGGTTGGCTCACAGATGCTGCTAAGGGCGTCGTGACTACTGCTGAAGAGAAGATTGCAGACGTTACGAGCCAAGCGCCTGTAGGCACAACGCAAGCGCTCATCGAGCAAGGCGCAGCAGTGTTTAGCGCAATTCACGCACGACTGCACACGAGCCAAGCTAGAGTGCTCAAGATTATCGGTCGCTTGAACCGCTGGTACTTGGACGATAACCCCGACGAGATGAGCGAGGAGCTTGGCGTCACGTCCAAGGACTTTGAGAAGAACTCGGACGTCGTGCCCGTCTCTGACCCACACATCTTTGCGGAGTCACAACGCTATGCTCAAGTACAGGCTCTCGCCGCACGCGCGCAGGCGAATCCAGACCTATACAATCGATTGGCTGTTGAGAAGCGAATTCTTAAGCAGATCAAGCTTCCTGATATCAATGAAGTGTTACCTGATCCGCAAGACGTTAAGGAGATGAACCCTGCGCTTGAGAACGTTGCCATGACGCTCGGCAAGCCTGTTGGTGCGTTTCCGAACCAAGAGCACCTAGCGCACCTGCAAGTCCACTTAGACTACGCAAAAGACCCGATGTACGGTGCAAGTCCCATCATGGCGCCTGTGTTTATTCCTGCGATGCTTGAGCATTTGAAGCAGCACCTGACGCTTTGGTACTTAAACTCGATGGATCGCTATGCGTCTGATGCGCTAGGTGAGCGTTTTGACATCCTGAAAGTGCAGCCAATCATCCAAGAAGCTCAGAAACTACTTGCAGCGAGCTCGCAGCACGTGCATCAAGACACGCAGCAGCAGTTCTCGGGCGTGGTCCCCGTCATGCAGCAGATGATTCAGACGATTCAGCAGCTCAAAGCGCAGCAGCAACCGACTGATCCGTCAGTACAAGCGCTTGTGCAGACTCAGATGGCTGAAACGCAACGCAAAACGCAAGCAGATCAAGCTCGCTTACAACTTGATGGTGCAAAATTAGCTGCTGACACTCAAGCTAAGCAAGAGAAAAACGTCGCTGACGAGCAGATGAAAGCAGCAGAGCTCACGCACGACGTCAATCTACTGACGCTTGAGCAGCAGCACGAGATGCAACGTCAGCAATTGCAAGCGCAGCAACAGCAACAACTCGCAGCACAGCAAGCAGCACAACAATCCCAACCTCAAGCAGTACCACCCGAAGGAGCACCAAATGTCTGAAGCAATCAATATGCACAAACGCATCGCCATGGGCGGCGAAGGCGAAGCCAATCACCTTAAAAAGGGCGGCAAAGTCGCTAAATTCGCCAAAGGCGGCGCTGTTATGAGCGAAAAAGGCGTTGATAAGTTACCCGCTAAGGGCGCGCCTAAGGCGCCCATGAAAGCGAGTGGCGAAAAGATCGCAACGTACAAAAAAGGCGGCATGGCTGCTAAAAAAGGCGTTGGTTTAACGATTGCAATCGGAATTCCTGTACGCAAAGCAGCGGGCCGTGGTCGTTAACCCAGTCAGCGAGCTGATCGGCAAGATAAAAACACAGCGCTTAGAGCTTGCGCTGTCGCTTGCTGACGGCTACGCGATCAACATCGAGTCGTACCATCGAATGGTGGGGCGTTATCAAGGCTTGGGCGAGGCTTTGGACATTTTGGATGAAATCCTAAGCGAAAAAGACGAGGATTTATGATCAAAATCAAAGAAGTCGCAATCAAGACGCATGATGGCAAGATTCACCGCGGCAAGCCCGGTCAGCACCACGACGATCTTAAAGTCGAAGGTCAACACGGTTTCATCACTTCTACTGGCGAGTTCGTAGGGCGGCGCAAAGCTGCTCGTTTCGCATTCCTGTCAGGTCAAACAACAAAGCTGCATAACAAGTTGCACTCGCACGATCTTTGGAAGTAGTACCATCCGCGCCGAATGGCGCTTTTAACTAAGTGCCGAATGGCGCTTTAAGGAGTAAGTATGAAGGACTTTGAAACGCTTGAAGAGGCGTTCCCGCAGTGCGTGCATGGCGTCACACCGCTCGGCGCTCGTGTGCTGTTACAGCTCAAGGGTGTTAAAAAAGCAAGCAAGGGCGGCATCATCTTAGTTGACGAAACACGCGAAACTGAGCGTGCGCAGTCAATGATCGGCAAAGTGCTTGCGCTTGGCCCGATCGCATTTAAGAATCGTGACACGTTATCCGAATGGGGCGAGGGCATTTGGTGCGCTGTCGGCGACTACGTGCGCGTGCCGCGTTGGTCGGGCGATCGGTTCACGGTGCCCAACCCAAACGATGCGGATGATCAGATATCTCTACAAATACTTAATGACTTCGAGTTGTGGGCGAAGGTTGACCCTGACCAAGTCTTGACTATGAGGCAATTCGTATGACACCCACAGACAAAATGGAAATGCAAGTCGCTGAAGAGCAAGACGGCTCTGCTGTTGCGCAGTTGCCCGAGAGCGAAGCGCCTGAGCCTGTTGAGCTCGCCGAGGGCGGCGAAGTCAATGACTCAAATGATGGCTTAGACTCTGACCCTGATCGCGAGCAGATTCGTGCTGCGCGACGCGAAGAGCGCAAGCTCAAAAAGCAGATTCATCGTGAAAAGACGAAAGAGTCTAGCCATCTAATCAACAACTTACGCACACAAAATCAGCAACTTGCTGAGCGTTTAGCGCATCTTGAAAAGCGCACCTCTGGCGCCGAACTCGCTCGCGTTGACAAAGCGATCGATGACACAGAAGTGCAGATTGAGTACGCAAAGATGAAAATGCGTGAGGCTGTTGCTAACCAAGACGGTGACGCAGTCGTCAAAGCGCAAGAGCTCATGTACGAGTCACAGCGCAAAGTTGAGTCGCTTAAATCTATCAAAGATCAAGCAACACGACAGATGTCGCAACCGCCCAAGCCCACAATGAATGTGCCTGATCCTTCTGTGCAGCGCAACGCAGCAGCTTGGATGGAGCGCAACAAGTGGTACGACCCGCAAGCAAAAGACATGGACTCTGAGATTGCTCAGCGCTTAGACAAAAAGCTCACTGACGAGGGCTATGACCCCTCGACCCAAGAGTACTGGGAAGAGCTCGATGATCGAGTCGCTAAGTACTTACCCCACCGCATGGAGTCCGACATGGGCAAAAAGAAAGACAAACCGAAGTATCGCTCAATTCAGACTAGCTCAGGGCGTGAATCTGCATCATCAAGCGGCGGCGTGGACTTCAGACTTTCCGCAGATCGGGTGCAGGCAATCAAAGACATGGGTGCATGGGATAACCCCGATCAACGTGCAAAAATGATCAAATCCTACGCAAAATATGACCGTGAAAACAAAAGGAACGCATAATGGATAACCGTTTAAAACGTAGTGCCGGCGACAGCCGTAGCAACCGCACGGAGCAGGATGCCTCCCGCGCAGCGCCTGAAGAGGGCTTTCCGTTAACTCGTGAGCGTCGTCGTGCGCGTAATGAGTTTCAGCAGACGGTGTTGCCGAATATCCCCGATATCCCCGGTTACCACCTCTGTTGGCTCGCTACAAACAGCCAGTACGACCCGATTCACCGTCGTTTCTCGCTCGGTTACACGCCTGTGCGTGCTGATGAGATGCCCGGCTACGACATGTACAAAGTCAAAGAGGGCGATCAATCGGGGCACATCATGTGCAACGAGATGCTGCTGTGCAAGATGCCGATGGATGTGTATCAAGACATCATGCTCGAGCATCACCACTACCAACCGATGGACGAAGCCGACAAGATTCGCGTCGATCAAGAGCAATTGGTGAGCCAACGCGACCGCACGGGCAAGGCTGTGGGCGCTATCGAGGGCGGTTTGCCTGATGAAAGTGGCGTTAAGTTACCGACTTTTAATTAAGTTGTTTTATTTTTTGTAAATATGCTTTAAAATTAACCCAAGGTCGCCCGTTTTGCATAAAACGGGTGGCCAACAAAAATTTAGTCCTAAAAATCACGTTATTTGGTGATTTTGCCTGTAGCTTTGTATAAAGCGAAAACATTATCCCTTAAACCGTTTTTAGGAGCATCCTATGAGTGCAACCTCTGCACCTTTTGGCCTGCGACCTGCGTATTTCCCAACAGGGTTGGAACGCGCACAAGCACTGGCTAACGGCATTACCTCGGGCTATGGCACTGCCATCCTGAAGGGCCAAGCTGTTCAGTACTCACCTAACGCTGGCGTGATTCTGCCAGTTCTTGACACCACAACCAACAGCGGTTTAGTCTCCGGCGCCTTCGCAGGTGTTGAGTGGACTGACACAACTGGTCGTCGTCGCGTATCGAACTATTGGCCTGCAGGCACTACTGCAATTGCCGGTAGCATCATCGCCTATTTCTACAACGATCAACAGATCGTCTATGAAATTCAAACTGACGGCACTATGGCTCAAACAGCTATCGGCAACGAAGCCAACTTGAGCAACTTTACTGCAGGCTCTACCACCACCGGTCTGTCACAGCTGACTCTGTCGGCATCGCTCGTTGGCTCAGGCAGCGCTGGTCAGTTCCGTATTGTTGACATCGCACCGTACACGGATAACAACTGGGGTGACGCCTACGTTATCGTGCGCGTACAGGTCAGCAAGCCTCAGTTCATCGCAACTGTTAACGCAATCTAAGGGGAGATGACAAATGGCAGCTCCAATGAGAAGTACTGACTTCCGAAGCATCGTTGAGCCAATTCTCAATGAATGTTTCGACGGTGTCTATGACCAACGCTCTGATGAGTGGAGCCATGTGTTCCGCGAACAGATGGGCATCCCACGCAACTACCACGAAGAACCCGTCCTGTACGGTTTCGGCGCGGCTCCTCAGTTACCTGACGGCACTCCCGTCTCGTATCAGCAGGGCGGCGTGCTGTTCCTCCAACGCTATGTGTATAACGTGTATGGCTTAGCCTTTGCGTTGACCAAAGTGTTGGTTGAGGATGGCGATCACATCCGCATCGGTCAGGTCTACGCTAAGCACTTAGCGCAGTCGCTGGTTGAGACAAAAGAACTGCTCGCAGCTAACGTATTGAACCGTGCGTTCAATAGCAGCTACACCGGCGGCGATAACGTCTCGCTCACTAACACTGCACACCCGATCGTTAACGGTACGTTCAGCAACCAACTCTCGACTGCAGCTAACTTGTCGCAAACTTCGCTTGAGCAGATGCTCATCCAAGTGCGTCAGGCTGTGGACAACAACGGCAAAAAGATTCGTCTTCAGCCGCTGAAGTTGATTGTTGCGCCCGGCAACGTGTTCCAAGCCGAAGTTCTGTTGAAGTCTGTGCTCCGTACCGGCACCGCTAACAACGACATCAACCCAGTCAAGTCGATTGGTCTGATGCCCGAGGGCGCTGCTGTGTTAAGCCGTCTGACTTCAGCCACCAACTGGTGGGTGCAGACTGACGCCCCTGAGGGTCTCAAGTTAATGATGCGCCGTGGTCTCGAAAAGACGATGGAGGGCGACTTCGAAACTGATAGTATGCGTTATAAGGCAACTGAACGCTATACAATAAGCTGGACTGACCCACGCGCCGTTTATGGAACGCCGGGTGTGTAGCGGACTGGTATAGCACAACGAGGAGTGGTCAATGCCCAAAGACAAAGAAAACCAAAAACGACTTGCTCGTGAATGGTATCTGCGTAACAGGGAATTGGCTATTTCTCGTGCTAAATCATGGAATGAATCCAATCCTGAAAAGAGGCATGAGATTGCCACAAAAAGCCGTAAGGTCAATGCGGAATCTCACAATGCCTACAATCGGGATTGGTTCGCAAAAAATTCTGACAAAAGATCGGCATACCAAGCAAAACGCCGTGCAATGCTAATTCAGCGAACTCCAAAATGGTTGACGAAAGACGACTTGTGGATGATAGAAGAGGCTTACGAGCTTGCAAAAAAACGAACAGAAATGTTTGGATTTGAATGGCATGTAGATCATGTGATACCGCTTCAAGGCAAGAAAGTTTCTGGATTTCATGTACCGAGTAATATTCAAGTAATACCCGGTGCAGAGAATGTCAGAAAAAATGCTTCATTCGTTCTTTAGTACTTCCGATTAACCCCGAGTGGTTCAAGCCACAGGAGTTTTAAAATGCCTCAATTTTCAGACGACCTATATCTAGGTACAGCTCAGACCTTCATGGGTACTGGCTACAATCCGGTTCAATCAGTTTTCACTGGTTCTATCTCTACAACTACGCTGACAGTCACTGCTTTGCTGTCTGGCGACCCCATTCAAGTCGGTCAGTGGGTTGCTGGCGCAAACATTGCAACCCCGACTTACATTACGGCATTTGGCACAGGCTCTGGCGGCTTAGGGACTTACACAGTCGCTAACTCACAAACCGCAGCGAGCGCAACAATTACAGCGTCAGGTAATAGCGCAATTTTTGATCCAACCAATATGGATTTGGGCGTTGGTCCGCTCGGTCGCATTTACGTTTGGGACGTTGTGCCTGAAGCTAAAGCGACTAATAACGTTTCTGCTGCTGCAACTTACGCAGGCGCTGCTTCTGCCACATTAGCGGCAAGCGGCAACACTAAAGCAGTTGTTCGCGCTGACGGCACTTCAGTCGTGCAGCTTGATTGCCCGCGCGGTGTCAGCATCACAATTGGCACCGGCACGATTACTAATCGTAACGTCACAATCTCTGGCTTTGACTACTACGGTCAGTCAATGTCTGAGGTCATCGCCACAGGCACTACGCAGTCAACTACAGTAAACGGTAAAAAGGCTTTCTATCAGATTAGCTCAGCCACTGTCTCTGGCGCTGTTGGCGGCACTGTCGCAATCGGCACTTCAGATGTCTTAGGTTGCCCAATTCGATTTATCGATCGTGGCTACCTTGACAATGTGGGCTGGAACAACGTTCTTGCAGAAGATGCAGCAACCACAGTAGTGGCAGATCAAACCAACCCTGCTACGAGCTCAACGGGCGACGTGCGCGGTACGCTCACGCCCTCTTCAGCGCCTGACGGAGTTAAGCGTCTTGTGGTTGGTATCTTTGTTCCGGGCATTGCTGTTGGCCCGAACGCAACCCGTCTTGGCGCTCTTGGCGTCACACAAGCCTAAAGGGGTATAGATCATGGGTTTTAAACGTGAACCAAAGATGAAGACCGCCGAGCCTTCAGTTGATGAGGTTGGCAAAGGCATGAAGCGCGGAGGTCATGCGCACAAGAAGCACATGGCCATGGGTGGTGCATTGCCTATGGGTGCAGCACCGATGCCTATGGGCGCACGCCCGATGTCTTCAGCACGCCCCAATCCACGCGCAGCGATGCTACAGGCTGCGATGGCGGGTCGTGGCGCGCCGATGATGCGCAAGAAAGGCGGTGAAGTCGAAAGCAAGGCGATGGAAGCCAAAGAAGAGCGCGAGATCAAGGGCATCAAGAAAGAGCTCAAGCATCACGAAAGCGAAAAGGCAGGCAAAGCTCACCACGGTCTTAAACGTGGCGGCAAAGCTGAGAAGGATGTCCCCGGCGGTCTTTTGGGCGGCATCGAGGCGACTCGCCCTGACTCCAAGCGTGTCACCGGCGGCGTTGAGGGTCCGGGCTACAAACGTGGCGGTAAAATTGAGCACGATACTGTAGCCTCAGAAGCCAAAACGAAAGTCGTCGGTGCTAAGCAAGCCAAGGGTTTTAGCACCAAGACTAGCGGTGTTGAAAAGAAAATGGCTTACGCTCGCGGCGGCTCAGTCAAGTCTTACGAGAACGCTGAGATGCACGGCGGGCCAAAAATGCCTACCAAGCCCGCAGGCACTAAAGGCATCAAAGAGGCGCCAGCAGGCTACGCTCATGGCGGTCACGTCGCCCATCACAAAGCAAAGCATCATCATGCTGAGGGCGGTCACATTCACATGCACGAGCATTCTGCAAAGCATGCGCACGGGCACGAGAAAGCTGACCATCACCCGATGAAGAAAGGCGGTCACGTCATGCACAAAGCCAAGGGCGGCATTTGTAACTACTAAATAGCGGGGGCTTAGCGCCCCTGCTTTTTAAAGGATAGCTATGAGCAATAACATTGTTGCGTCAGTCACCCGTAATGGCGCATACGAGCCGTTTGACTTGCAGGTTGCCCGCAATCAGATTATGGGACACAGCGTCCTAAGCCTGTTTGGATATCAAGCCTCTGTTACCACGACCCCTATCCCAGTTTGGGAAAATGCGTCAACCTACACTTACATTACCGCTGCTTCTACGCTATCGTTAGTGAGCACATCAGCGTCTGACGACACAAGCGCAAAGATTTTAATCAACGGATTGGATTCAAACTTTAATCCAATTTCTGAAACTTTGGCAATGAACGGTACTGGAGCTGTTACCACAGTAAACAGTTATTTCAGGATCAATAGCTTAGTGATGGTGTCGCCGGGTACTAGCCAAAACACTAACATCGGTACGATTACT